ATCAGACATGGTTGCTACAGCTCGACGTCTGAAAGAAAAAGAAGGAATGAATAATTCTGAGATAGGAAGAAAGATGGGGATTAATGAATCTTCCGTAAGATCATTACTCGATCCTAATTCCGAATCAAAGATGAAGCAGGCTAGAGAAACAGCGGAATTTCTTAAAAAACAGGTTGATAAAAAGAAAATGGTCGATGTCGGTGCAGGCGTTGAGCGAGATCTCAATATCTCGAAAGAGAAACTCGATCAGGCGTTATTCATACTGCAGGCTGAAGGTGGATATGAGGTTTACGGTAACCGTTTTCCGCAGGCAACTAATAGAAACCAGATGACCACACAAAGAGTGTTGTGTGTTCCGGGAACGACACATAGCGATATTTATAATTTCGATAAAATTCAGACTGTAAAGGATTACATATCAAGAGATGATGGACAGACCTTCGAAAAGAAATTCCATTATCCGGAAAGCCTTGATTCTAAGCGTCTTGCTATTCGGTATAAAGAAGACGGCGGTATAGATAAGGATGGAGTTGTTGAGCTTCGACGCAATGTTCCAGATTTGTCACTTGGCGAATCCAGGTATTCACAGGTTCGTATCATGGTTGATGGAAAGAAATACATCAAGGGTATGGCTGTTTACAAGGATGATAGCAACTTCCCGCCAGGAGTTGATGTAATCTTTAATACTAATAAATCTAAGTCAGTTCCAAAACTGGAAGTTCTTAAAGATATTAAGAAAGATCCAGATAATCCGTTCGGTTCTTTGATTAAAGATGCCGACCAAGGTGGGCAGTATTGGTATACAGATAAAAAGGGCAATAGGAAACTTGGTCTGATAAATAAGCGTTCAGATGAAGGAGATTGGGGCGATTGGAAAGATGCTTTGCCATCACAGTTCTTGTCTAAACAGTCGAAGGCTATGGCCGAGAAACAGCTCGGTATTGCCAAAGCAGATAAGCAGGCAGAGTTTGATTCGATCATGGCTCTTACTAACCCAACAGTTAAAAAATATTATCTGCATAAATTCGCAGAAGATTGTGATTCAGCAGCCGTACATCTCAAAGGTGCTTCCTTACCGGGACAGAAGTATCATGTAATTCTTCCGGTTACATCTATGAGTGAAAAAGAAGTATACGCTCCTGGTTATCCAGACGGCAGTAAGCTTGCACTCATTCGTTACCCGCATGGAGGAACATTTGAAATTCCGATATGTACTGTAAATAACAAGAATAAAGAAGCAATTAGTATGATTGGTAAAACTTCACAAGATGCCATTGGTATCAATAGTAAAGTTGCCGATCGTTTGTCAGGAGCCGATTTCGACGGCGATACGGTAATGTGTATACCAACTCACGATAGAGGTGGAAAAGTTAAGATTACTTCTACTCATCCATTAAAAGGTCTTGAGGGATTCGATCCTAAGATGTCTTATGGTGGTGAAAAGAAAGTGGATGCCGACGGAAAAGAACATTGGTATCGCAATGGTTCTGAATACAAACTGATGAAGAAGACTGATACTGAGATGGGTAAGATTTCCAATCTCATCACAGACATGACTCTTCTTGGTGCAAGTGAAGATAAACTTGCCCGAGCTGTAAGACATTCGATGGTAGTTATTGACGCCGAGAAGCATCATCTCGATTACAAACAGAGTGAGAAAGATAATAACATCGCCGCACTGAAAGTAGAATATCAGGGCAAGAGTACTGGTGGTGCATCAACTATCATATCGAGAGCTAAAGGCGAAGTAAAGGTTGATAAGCGACAAGGTACACCTAAGTATAACATAAAGGGGAAAGAATGGTATGATCCTTCTCGTCCAGAAGGTGCTCTTATCTATAAGAAAGCAGACGATGCTACTTATACCACGAACAAGCTCAATAAGAAGACTGGCGAAATGGAAGAAGTAACAGTTGTCCGCAAAACCAACAGCACAAAGATGGCAGAGACCGATGATGCTTATACACTGGTATCCCAGTACCGTCATCCCATGGAGGGGGTATACGCAGATTATGCCAACAGCATGAAGCATTTGGCTAATCAGGCACGTATTGAAGAGACCAAAGCTGGTAAGATAGCTTACAACAAAGAGGCTAAACGAAAGTATCAGACAGAAGTTGATAGCCTTACAAAGAAGCTTGACATAGCTCAGTCCAATGTAGTGAAAGAACGTGCTGCTCAGAGAATGACATATGCTGCAGTTCAGAAGAAACAGAATGCTGCCAAAGAAGCGGGCGAAGTCATGAAAGCTAAGGATGTTAAGAAAGCATCCCAGCAGGCACTCACCCGGTATAGGGAAGAAGTGGGATCTGTTTCAAGAAGAGATAGAAACATCGTAATAACTGACAATGAATGGAAAGCAATTCAAGCTGGCGCAATTTCAGAAAACATTCTTAATAAGATTCTTAACAATTGTGATCCAGATTCTTTGAGACAAAAAGCAATGCCAAAAGAATCGAAAGAATTGAATGAAGCTAAACAGTTGCGTATTAAAGCAATGTCTGCTTCTTATACAATTTCACAAATTGCTGATAAACTTGGCATTTCAACTTCAACAGTTTCCAAGTATTTGAAAGGAGCGAACTAAATGAGCGATTGCAGATTGACAACATTCGATAATCCTTATGATCCGTTCGAACAGTTCACTCTTTGGTGGCTGTTTGATAATGAAAAAGGATACAACACATGCGGAAAGCTCGATCGAATCTCACACTTTACAGATGATATGTCAGATAAAGAGATTGATGAAGAACATGAACGTGCTGTTGATGAGATTATTGACAATGATTTCTTAAATATCTATAAAAAAGTTCAGAGAAACGCAAAAGAAGCCACGGCGACGGCATAAGTCGATGCTGAACCATAGAGGGGGGTCTTGAAAAACACACCCCCTCCCTGCATCGCCGGCCTCTTTATATTTTCTCCGGAGGGATTTTTCCAAAATCAATTTATATTTTCGTATAGTGTGCAGAGGGATTCATGGACTTTACATTTGTGTACTCCTCGTGTGAATAAATAGTTTTCTCCTCCTGATGTAGTTCTTTAAGGTTGATTTGGTCATAGAAAAGTCTATGGATTCTTCTACATACTATATGAAAAGTACAACTATTAATGAAAGAAGGTGACACTAAGTATGCCAAAAGTAAAAACAACTAGCCCTAAAAGCAGACCAGCGTTATCACCAGAAAACAGAGACAAGCAGTTAGTGTCGCTGGCAGTTGATTGTGCTGAAAGACAATTACGTGAGGGCACTGCATCTCCATCTGTCATCGTACATTATCTAAAACTTGGTTCTGAAAAAGAACAGTTAGAGAATGAGCGATTAAAAGAAGAGAACAAACTTCTCAAAGCTAAGACAAAAGCTACAGATACTAAAGCAGCCTATGAGAACGTCATCAAAGTTATGAGAGACTATGCCGGGTATGGTGATGTAGAAGATGAGTATTAAAACATATTCCGAATTGGTAACTTTGCCAACATTCGAAGAGAGATTTCAATACTTAAAGTTGGATGGCATAGTGGGTGATGAGACTTTTGGATGTAATCGATACCTCAATCAGATATTTTACAAATCGAAAGAGTGGTTAAGGATTCGTGATGAAGTTATCCTGCGCGATTGTGGATGCGACTTGGGCGTACCGGGAAGAGAAGTTTATAAAAGAGTAATTATACATCATATGAATCCACTAACCAAAGATGATATTCTCGATCGGACAGAGTATCTGTTGAATCCGGAATATTTAATTTGTACTTCAAAGAGAACTCACGAGGCGATTCATTATAGCGATGACAGCATATTAATACCAGATATTATGCCGGAACGATCATTAAACGATACGTGTCCATGGCGTAGATAAGGAGACAGTATGGACGAAAGCATATTAACATCAATAAAAAAACTCCTTGGTTTGACTGAAGATTATACTGCATTTGACGATCAGCTGATCATGCATATAAATTCAGTGATCTTAGTATTAAAACAGATCGGTGTATGTGATACAGCATATACGGTAAGAGATAAAACTGACACATGGAGTGAGCTACTTCCAAGTGGTAAGGATTTCGAAGCGGTTAAATCATACATGGGTATGAAAGTACGAAGTTTATTTGACCCGCCTACTACGTCTGTCGTGGCGGATAGCATGAACCGAACAATTGCTGAATTAGAGTGGCGATTGAATGCAGAGGCGGAGACTGAATAGAAAGAGGTGAGTCAAAATGAATAGTAATGAGTTAATGCATCATGGGATTCATGGAATGCGTTGGGGTGTAAGAAGATATCAAAATAAAGATGGATCTCTTACCGCAGCTGGTCGAAAACGTATCGATAAGTTAGATTACGAATATCAGAGATTAACTGGGATGAAACTGAATAAGAAAAAATCATCTGCCGATGTTAAAAAGACGGAGTCAAAACCAAAAAGTAAAAGCATCAGTGAAATGACCAACGAAGAGATCCAGGAGAAA